GGTAGTCCGTGAACTGCATGAGGAAAATATGATAACCAACGCAGTTGACACGATTCTCAACCCGCCCGATTATATTGAAATCGGCATGGATTCCGACAACGACCGCAGTTTTAATATGCTGCGTGATTTTGCGGGAAACATTGCCGATACTGCGTTCCGTGGGATAATCGTTTGCCGCGATAAAATCCCCGAGGACGGCAACAATATGATGCTACCGTGGACGAACGAGGAAATAGGTCACGCAGGAATCGCCAACACGAACACGGACACAAGTATCGGCACTTACAATGCCAACGAAAGCGGCCGCATTGAGAACGGCAAGGGCTACCGCCATGTCTGGGATTTCGCTTCGGATAAGGCGAACGGCGAAATCAGTTGTATCTGCCTTACCACCAAGGACGGCGGCACAAACGGAATGCACCATTCCTACTGGAACCTGTCCTGCGGAGGAACTGACCTTAACAGCAGTTCTCTGGATTCGTTCAGGCAGACGTATCACACTATTGTCGGGCGGTACATTCCGGATTCGCAGTTCAACTGCGGGGTTTTCAAGTGGTTTTATATGGGCAGGCTGGCCAATGGAAATGTGCGGCTTCTCGGAAAGCATATCCATGACGGGTGCATTTATGAGGTCGTTATGTTCGACCCTATGTCGATAAGCGTAAGCACGGAAAAGCCGTTCTGCAACATTATAAGCGTGAAGAAAGTCATAGAGCTGTTTCCGGCGGCGGAGCGTATTCCGGATTCCATGTACGACAACAGCTATCATCACGGAAGTTATTTTTACGACTGTAACACTACAAATGCGGACTATGTACCGCAGGAGGAAAAGGAAAAGCTGCGTCAGGATTGGGAGGACGCCCCACAGTGGCTTGCGTATTTTCCGTATGTTATCGGCGATAAGATACATATTGTTGCTACCTCACGCTGCCATATCCATCACTATATTTTCAGTCTGTCCGACTACTCGCAGGTTTCGAAGAAAACCATCGAAACAGACACTCTGCTCCAGACGTATGGCGTGGGATTTAAGTATGAGAGAATCAGCAATTCTTCATCGCAATACAGGTGGTTTTACGGCGCAGGCGTGAACGGCGATTACTGCAATGCTCTAAGCGCCTTTGAGTGGGACGATAAGTATTTTGTCATTACTAAATATCCGTTGATAGATGGGAAAGAGGCAAGCAGTACAAATAATTTTGGACAGTTTCGTGTATTCACCAAGGACGGCAAATCCACGGGAGAGATACTTCAGTATATTGCTGATGGGACGCTATCCAACATGACTTCGGCGAGCTTCTGGGGGTTCTATGTCGATGAAGCAACAAATACACCTTTGCTTGTATGTGACAGCTGTAATGTTCAGTATTCGCTTATAGCGCTTGAAGTAATAAAGAAGGATGACAGGTATGGTTGGTACAGAATGCGCTTTTCTGCGCCTACATACGGCTCGAGTTTGATGTATTCATATGCAAACCTCATCAAGACGGACGGACTGAACCTACCGCTGTATATTCTGCCGTACTATCCGCATTCAACCGGCAGTCAGCATTTCTTCGGCTTTGCGCTTGGGATATGCAAGCTGTGTCTTACCACAATAAACAACCTGTCTGAGCCGGTGCGAAAGCTGGACGGGCAGGTCATGAAAATAACTTACGATATCGTTGACGAATGATTGGAGGGTTTATTATGAGAGAATTCTGGAACACAATTCAGCTTATTTTTACGGCGGTCGGCGGGTGGCTCGGCTGGTTTCTCGGAGGGAGCGATGGCTTGCTTTTTGCGCTTATTGCCTTTGTGGTGATTGACTACATAACCGGAGTGATGTGCGCTATATTGGACAAGAAGCTGTCCAGCGCAGTCGGGTTCAAGGGAATATGCAGAAAGGTGCTTATCTTCGCTCTGGTCGGCGGCGGGCATATTCTCGACACACGGGTTATTGGTGCAGGTTCTGTTCTGCGCACTGCGGTGATTTTCTTTTACCTGTCGAACGAGGGTATTTCCCTGCTTGAGAATGCGGCACATCTGGGTCTGCCTGTTCCTAAGAAACTGAAAGATGTACTGGAGCAGCTGCATAAGCGTTCGGAAAAGGAGGACGATGATGAAGATTAAAGGTATTGATTTAAGCTACTGCCAGGAGGGCATCAGCTTTCCTGCGCTGAAACAGGCGGGTGTGAAGTTTGCGATTATCCGTGCAGGCTTTTCCACGAAGAAAGATGTGACTATGGATAAGTTCGTGGCAGATTGCAAGAAATACGGCATTGATTACGGATTTTACTGGTACAGCTATGCAATGAGCGTTGAGCAGGCAGAAGCTGAAGCCGAAAAATGTATTTCTGTGATTAAGGAACTGTCCCCGACATATCCCGTATTCTTCGACATGGAGGAGAAAAAGCAGATTAGCGGTCTGAATACGGATACACGCACAAAGATGACTGTTGCTTTCTGTGAAAAGATAAGGCAGGCGGGATTCATGCCGGGCATTTATGCAAATCCGTCTTTCATGGAGAACTATTACAACAAGAACAGGATTGTCGGCAAGTACGACATCTGGCTTGCTCACTGGACTAACAGCCCCGACTGTCCGTCAGGTTTCAGCTACGGTCAGACTATGTGGCAGTGGGGACTTGACAGAATAGGCGGATACGACGTTGACGGAGATATTTGCTTTTGCGAATATGTGAACCCCACCCCCGTAAAGAAAACCGTTGAGCAGCTCGCCAAAGAGGTTATCCGTGGGGATTGGGGTAATGGTGCAGAACGAAAGCAGAAACTGACTGCAGCAGGATATGATTATTCTGCGGTGCAGAAGCGTGTTAATAAATTACTCAGATAAAACTATATAATCACAGCGCAATGCCCACCTTGGATTGATTTCCTTGGTGGACATTAAATTTCATTCGGAACAAGAAATTGACATAATGTGCTCTGAAAATGTTAAGACAAAGTGGTTTTAGTGTGTTATAATAAAATCACAAACACAAAGGAGGTTTGCATATGGCAGGCAGAAATATGTTGAATATTGCTCTAGACTATATTGACGAGCACATCGAATGGAAACCCAACGAGATAATTTTTGGAGTAAGTAAACAGACAGGGTTTAACTCAAAGTTTTATAAGAACTGTTTTGACGCAGTCTTAGATGAGAGTCTTTTCCTCTATATAAAAATGAGAAAAATCTTCTTCATCTGTAGGAAAATAAAGGAAAACCCTACATATCCATTAAATCACCTTGCTCTTGATTTTGGCTATAGTGCAGAGTCTGCTATGAGCAGAGATTTCCGTCATATAGTAGATTTCACACCAAAACAAGTACTAAAAGAAAATAAGTCCGCGCCTGACAACAGGATAAATCTGACCGTTACACGGACAGAGTCGGTATCGGAAATGGAGGAAATAATATTGAATAAGGAAGCGCTGCGAGAAGAATTTATTGAAATTCCAGATGAATTCATAGATATACAGAACGAATTTGGCTTTTCGATGGATACTTGTAATATGATAGCAGAACTTGCTGAAAGACTGGGAATGCCGCTTTACCAGTTCGCAAGCAGTTGTTTTGACCAGATGGTTAGCTTTCAAAGTGATAGTGATTATATTAGACCTGAAATCGAAAAGTGCATAGACCTTGAACTTACATCGGAAGCAGAATTAAAGGCAATCTGTGAGTTTTTTGACTGCAAGTACTATGAGGTCGACAGAAGGATGGTATGGTTCTATCGTGATAGAACCGGAAAGGAATGCTTGGATAATAATGATTAATTTTGCAACTATATTGAAGCCTCATAAGAATATGAAACCCGGCGGTGGTTACTGCCAGCATGGTGTGGGATATGATCTTGAATATCAAACTGAGATAGGTGAAGACGAAGTCCTTATTACAGCAGCAATTCGCATAAAAGCTAAAACCAAAAGTGGTAAGAAAATCTTGAGTTCTATGACTGAGAAACAGACATCCCCACTAAAAACTATGATACAGAAAGTCGAAAGAGAAAACAAGATTGATGTTCGCGAAGGAAAGGGAATGCCGTTGTATCCAAAGCTAGACAATTTGTTTGATTAGTATGCTTAATCTTGCAGAATCATCTCTATATTAAAAATCTATTCTTGTTACCCGCTGAGGATTTTCCCTTGGCGGGAAATTTTTTTATTTTTGGTTCGGAAATCTTGAATAGCTGTCCTTATATAGTTGAAAGCATACTTACGCGAACCACTTACGGTATTGCTGTCACTTGAACAGCAGCGTAGTGGTTCGGAATGGAGGATTTACAATGAAAGAAATGACAACCGGAGAAAAGTATCTGCTCACAATAAAGGAAGCAGGAGAGTATTTTAACATCGGGGTAAAGAAAATGAGGCGACTGGCGGAGGAAAACCTCGGAGTGTTCTCGGTTTACAGCGGAAACAGATACCTAATAAATCGCACAAAATTCGAGGAGTTTCTCTGCAATACTTCTACGATCTGATTTTATTTATTCTGCCGTTAGTAGTTGCTATTTTTACGATTAAGAGTAATATATAGTAATGACCGTTGAACGGAAAATGTCATGAAGGGAGTGAAATTTATGGCGAAAATCGAACTGGGCGAAAAAGACTTGCTTAATCCCAATGAAACCATTCTGCTTTTCGATTTGAGCAGCAGAAAGTTCCTTGCTCTTATCAGAAGCGGTACAAAACTTGATTTCATAGCATTTTACGGCGACCGCAGACTTATTATCCGCACGATTTTTGAAAAATACCTTGATGAACACACAGAACTCAGGAGGAGAAAAGCATGGCAACACTAAGAAAAATAAGGCGCGACTCAAAGCACCGCCTGCTCCGTGCCGGCGAATCGATCCGCGCTGATGGGAAGTATCAATTCAAATACTATGTCGGCGACAAAGCAAAATTCGTTTACAGCTGGCGGCTTGAACCCACGGATAAACTTCCGGCAGGAAAGAAAGCTACGCCATCACTCCGCGAACTTGAAAAGCAGATAGGGCGCGATATTGAATCGCAGCTTGACCCACAAAAACTTAATCTCACAGTCGTTGAGATCACCGAGCGTTATCTTTCCACAAAAACGGGTTCCAGACCCAGCACGGTGGCAAACTACAATTTCGTTATGAATATTCTCAAAAACGAGGAATTCGGCGCAAAAAAGATTTCGCACATCAAAACCTCGGACGCTAAGCTGTTTCTGATAAAACTTCAGAAAGACGGCAGAGGGTACAGCACGGTAAAAACAGTCAGAGGAATTCTGCGACCTGCGTTCCAGATGGCGGTCGATGATGATATCCTGAACAAGAACCCGTTCGGATTTCAGCTTGCGGGTGTCGTGGTCAACGACAGCGTTACAAGAGAAGCCATCAGCCGCGAGGATATGCGGCGGTTTCTTAAATTTGTGCACGACGACAATTGCTACTGCAAATATTATGAAGCAATATACATACTGTTTCACACCGGACTGCGAATTTCAGAATTCTGCGGACTTACACTTCAAGATATTGATTTGCAGAAAAAAGTGCTGAATATCGACCATCAATTGCAGCGGATTTCAGACAGCACTTACCATATTGAGCCGACCAAGACCAAAGCGGGTACAAGGAAGCTGCCGCTTACCGATGACGTTGTCGAGTGCTTCCGTGCCATAATTGAGGACAGAGAACCTCCAAAACGCGAACGAATAATAGACGGGTACGCAGGATTTCTGTACTACGATAAAAATGGAATGCCGCTGGTCGCAATGCACTGGGAACACCGATTAAAGCACATGGTGAATCGGTACAACGAGATTTACCGCCTGCAAATGCCGAGTATCACTCCGCACGTCTGCCGCCACACCTATTGCAGCAATATGGCGAGATCCGGCATGAACCCGAAAACACTGCAGTACCTTATGGGACACAGCGACATTGGCGTTACGCTGAACACCTACACACATCTAGGACTTGAGGACGCGCAGGACGAACTCGGAAGAATAGCTGAGATTGAAAATGCCCGCAGGGAGATGGATAAGCTTGGTGGGGAGAAAACGCAGGAGATGTTCAAGGTGACGGGATAAAATAGTGATGGGCGTACAGAGATGTACGCCCAATTAATGTTCTGTTTATTAACGCTTAAACCAGTGTCATAAATTATCTGCTGCGCTTTCTGGAGATAATAAGTGCAGCGCCTGCGCCGAGAGCCAGTGCGATTACCGCAGAAACTCCCTCTGCACCAGTATCAGGGCTGCCCTTAGAGGTGTTCTCATCTGAGGAATCCTCCGATGTCTCAGATGAGCGCTTGGTATAATAGAGCGTACCCTCGTCGTTGGTGAGCGCAAGCACCGTGTTTCCGTTTTCGTCTATGGTCAGGGAATACTCAGCCTGTTCAGCCTCGCCTGTGCCAAGGTCGTAAGCGACATAAGTTCCGATACCGTCGCCCTTTTCGCCGCTGTCATACATATAAGCGTTGAAATCGCTGGTTTTCTCGCCGTTCATGAATGTCGCGCCGCTTCCGTTTCCGTCAATTGTGACATGGTACTCCACGCCATCGTATTCCTCGCCCCAGCCGCTGAGGTCGCAGTCCCATGTGCCCTCAAGTGCGGACGCCTGCGCAGCCGAAGAATCAGTACGCTCGGAGTAATCCAGATTCTCAAGGCAGAACAGCGCAATGCAATTGTCTATAGTGTGGAGGTCGGCTGCGTCGTCGATTCCTGCGCTGAGCCAGTATGCGTAATTGCCTTTAAGGTAACCCTGAAGCTCCTCAAGGTCGCTTCCGTAGCGGAATTCTATGTGATAGGTTTCAGCCATTGTGTCGTCACGGAAGAAGAAATATGTGAACTCGCCCGCGTCGTCGGTACTCTTGTATACATCGCAAGGGAATGCGACCGGCATTTCAACGCCGCCCCAGTTCAGTACTTCGCCGTCGCCGATATTGTACTGTCCGAGATACTCGTAGGTGTGAGTGGACTGTGAACCGTCAGTGAGAGTGACAGTGGCTGTCATGTCACTGTTGAATGTGAACTGAGCTGCGTCATTGATATACCAGCAGTCGAACGCTGCGGCTCCGGTTTCCGCAATATGGTCGACAGCCTCCTGACCGTAAATGTCGGAGCTTATAGAGCCTTTCAAGAAAGCTGCAGCTGCTTCTGCGTTGTCCTCACCCATGACTGCGGCGCAGTATTTGTACCATATGTCGGAGTATTTCTCGTCGAGAATAACATCAAAAAGATTGTCATAGCTTGTGGAGGTTTCCCCTGCAATGTCGGTCCATACGCCGGATCCAGCGGCATCGCCACTTGCAGGACTTTCAGCGGACGCTGCCGCCGAAACCGAGAGAATGGTCCCTGCTGCTATTATTGATGTCATTTTTCTTATAAACTTCAT